CTTATATTACATTACCGACAAAAATTGATGGTAGTTCAGATAAAGCATATTGTGATGAATTTAACGGTGGAAAAGTTGCTACAATATCAAGGGCTTTAAGATGGGGTTTGTCCGGTGTTTTTGGTTTTGCCTACTACTCCAACTACTACTCCAGTTCAGGTCGCCTTGCTTACCACCGATTTTAGAGGGGGTTTGGGGGAAACTTCCCCCAATGAATTAGCGAAGCGTAAAAATTCACTAAATTTTATTGATAAGTATTATATAGGGATTCAATGTGCCAGCCTGTCCGGTGTTTTTGGTTTTGCCTACAACAACTACAACAACTACAACAACAGTTCAGGTCGCCTAACTTGTTTAAATAATAACTTGCACATTGTTTTCCTTGCCCCTTGGCAAAAAAAGAACCGTAAATCGGCATAGGTTAGTAGCGATAAGTCGAAAGCCTTTGAGGTGAACAAGCAAATGAAACGCATTGGAAATTTATACCGATTTGTCTATGATTTAGGCAATATTAAACTTGCAATTTGGAACGCATCAAAACAAAAACGAGATCGTCAAGATGTCCAGACGGTCTTATTTAACATTGATTATTATGCTGAAAAAATGCAGGATATGCTTATCAATAAAACTTATCAAGCAAACAAACCAAAGCTTGTTGAAAAATACATTCCATCAGCAAGAAAAACAAGAGTGATAGCAATTCCAAAATTTTTTCCTGATTTATGTATTCAATGGGCAGTTATGCAAATTTTAGAACCTGTATTCACTAAAGGTGCTTATTATTATTCTTGTGGTAATATGCCCGGTAAGGGTACATTATTTGCGAAGAAAACCGTAGAAAAATGGGTTCGTAACGATTATAAAAATACCAAATACTGCTTAACAATGGATATTGAAAAATTTTATCCTTCTGTTAATCTTGGTATTCTTAAAAATATGTTACGCAAACGCATTAAGGATCGTGATGTGCTTTGGTTGCTTGATGAAATAATAGATGTTCAGGATAAAGGCTTACCAATAGGCTTTTATACATCAACTTGGTTATCAAATTTTCTTCTTCAAGATTTAGACCATAAAATTAAAGAAGAATTTGATGGTGCAGTTTATTATATACGCAATGTTGATGATATGAATATTTATGGCTGTAATAAGAAAAAACTGCACAAAATAAGAATTGCTGTTGAAGAATATCTTAATAGCATTGGTTTACATCTTAAAGATAACTGGCAAGTTTTCAGATATGGCAAAAATAGGGTTACTGATTTTGTTGGTTATCGCTATTATAGAACACATACTTTATTGCGTAAAAAGATAGCGTTGAAGATTAAAAGAAGTGCTAAAAGAATATCAAAAGCAAAGAAAATTACACCACATCAAGCATTGTCTTTGATGTCAAGACTTGGTTGGTCGAAACATTGTAATTGTTACAATTTTTATCAAAAGAATATTAAAAATGTTGTCAACATAGATTATCTGAAAGGGGTAATAAAATATGAGAGCAGAAAACGGTCGCTTGAAGTCAATGAGTTATACAGAACCATCTACAGTAGATGTAGCTATTTCAGCTGATAACAATGCTACTATTACTTTTGCTGAAAACATCCAAACAATGACTAAAGAGCCACGAAAACTAAAAAACAGAAGAAATAATACTGAAACAGAAACAACTGATGAACAAGAAACATCAGTTGTTTTTATTTATGATTCTTATTCTTTAGTTGTTCCAAATCGTGATGGATTAGAAGCTGAAGTTAAAGCAAATCGTGATGAATGGTTACATATGGCTATTGAACAAGAGGTTCAACTGTTAAGTTCAGAAATAAGGGCAAAGCGTAATAAACTTCTTTCTGAAACTGATGCAGATGTTGCTATTGATAGATTGAATTTAACAATTCCTGAAAAAATTACTACATCAACACTTCTTAATGCTGTTAAAAGTGTTTTTGAAGGATTATCCAAAGTTCTTAACGGTGATATGGCTAAATATCGTCAAGAATTAAGAGATTTACCGGAACAACCGGGTTTTCCTTACAATGTTGTATTTCCAAACAAACCAAAACAATAATTTTGAAAGGAAGGTTGTTCAAATGAAATATTTTAATGGGTTTAGTGTTGTTGGTGGTGCTGTAGGGGGTGCATTAGTATTTATGTTTGGTGGATTTGATACGCTATTAGATGCACTGTTAGTTCTTGTGGCACTTGATTATTTAACTGGATTAATCAAGGCAATATATACAAAAACGGTATCAAGTGATATTGGATTTAAAGGACTTCTTAAAAAAATTCTTATTTTTATAGTAGTGGTAGTAGCTGTAGTAATTCAGCGTGTATTAAATAATGCAATACCGTTAAGAGAAGTTGCAATTGTATTTTTTATTTGTAATGAAGGTATTTCAATACTTGAAAATGCAGCTGAATTTATACCTATTCCTAAAAAGCTAAAAGATGTTCTTTTGCAATTAAGGGATAAAGATAAATAAAAGGTGATTATATGAAATTTACAAAAGAAACTTTTAAAAGGTTATCAAGAACCTTTATACAAACTGCACTTGGTTATATTCTTGTGAATATAGCATATGTAGATTTTTCAGATGGAAAAGAAACAATAAAATCTGCTATGATTGGTCTTGGTATATCTGCTATATCAGCAGCAATTGCAGCAGTAATGAATTTAACTAATGAAAGCGAGGGCTAAAAAATGAGTAAAGTATATTTTGGTGTTGATATTAGTGAACACAATGGAACAGTTGACTGGTCAAAAGTAGCAAAGAAGGTTGATTTTGCTATTCTTCGTATCGGTTGGGTTGGTAACAATTCCAACGCAATTGATAAGAAATTTGCAGACAATTATACAGCAGCTAAAAAGGCAGGTGTAAAACTTGGTGCATATGTTTATATGTATTCAAAAACTGCATCAGCTGCTAAATCAGGTGCTGAATGGGTGTTGAAACAAATCAAAGATAAAACTTTTGATTTACCTGTATATTGTGATATGGAAGATAGCACAATTGCAGGACTGGGTAAAGCAACACTTACAGAAATTGCTGATACATTCAACAAGGCTATCATTAAAGGTGGATTTAAAGCCGGTATATATGCAAACCTTGATTGGTTTAGAAACAAGCTAAATTCAAGTATTAAAAGCTATCCTACTTGGATTGCACACTACACATCAGGTACAAATAAGTATCAAGGTGAATACGATATGTGGCAAAATTCAAGTAAGGGCAAGGTTGACGGTGTAAATGGCAATGTTGACACTAATTATCTTTACAAAGATATGTTTACAACTAAAGCTACTACAACTAAAACTACAACTACAACTTCTACAACCAAAAAATCAAATGCACCAACTTATAAAGTAGGAAATACATATGCACTTCAAGTTGATTTGAAAGTGCGTAAAGGTGCAGGAACTAATTATGCACAAAAATTAAGAAGTTCACTTACAACTGATGGTAAAAAGAACGCTAAATCAGGATTGTATGCTGTTCTCGAAAAAGGAACTAAAGTAACCATCAAAGCAATTAAAACTGTAGGTAATAATATTTGGTTAGAAATTCCTTCAGGTTGGATTGCAGGTTATTATAATGGCAACATTTATGTTAAATAATTTAATACGCTGTTTACTATAAATTTTATATTTATAGGTGGCATAGTGAAAGGGGCTGTTTACTTTACAGCCCCTTTTTCTTTTTGCTAATTTTTGTTAGTTACTTGTTAGTTACTCGTTAGTTTTTTGTTAGTTACATAGGCAAATTTACACAAACGCAGACAAACGCTAAAAATACAACTTTTCCTTTATATATGCAGGATTTGGCTATATAAAAGGAAAACGGATAACATCCAAATGGATATTATCCGTCTTGGTGCGAGAGAACGGACACGCACCAAGAATAGCCTGTTTCAACGCTTTTTGTTAGTTACTCGTTAGATTTAAACGAACTATATTTTATTAATTGCTTCAAGCAATTTTTCAATATAAAGATGTGTATATACTTTTTCCCCTAAATCCATTTCTGATTTATGCCCCATTATTTTCTTTCTAACAGTAGGGTTGCAGTCACTCATAACAAGTAATGTATTACAAGTATGCCTTGTTTCATAAACAGTATAATCAAGGTGTAAATCATTCATCAATTTAGACCAATAACGCTTTCTGTAATTGTCATTATTCATTTCTAAACCATTAAGGGTTGTTATAGCCTTATCACATTTAGAGCGTTTAAGGGCTTCCTTCCAAAATGGCAATACTTTATCTGCTATTGGCACTTTTCTTATGCCATTTTTTGTTTTTGATTTTTTAACATCAAAATATTGTTCTTCAATATGAACATCATCTTTATTCAGATTAAATAATTCATTTGGTCTTACACCTGAATATATTAATTGTAAAGCTATTACAGCTGCAAGATTTTCAGAAGAAGCAACATCCCATATACGCTGAATGTGTTCTTTTTCAATAACTCGTCTTTCTTTGGTTTTAACTTCAACTGTTGGAACAATAATCATTTCAGCATAATTTTTTCTTAAATATTCTTTTCTGATACACCACTTGTATATTTCATTAAGTAATGTTTTTATTCTTCCTACAGATTGAAAATCATTAGGGCAATCATTAAGTAATGGCTGAAGGTCTTTAAGTCGCAAATCAACCATCTTCTTATTATAAATAGGTTTACAATGATTATAAGCATTTTTGTAATTCTTAATAGTAGAAGAATTAGTATTGTCATTAAATGTATCATCATACCATTTTTCATAAATTTCAGAAAAAGTATATTTTGATACTACTAAATCATAAGGATCATTATTATATTCTGCTAAAGCAATTAATGCTTCTGATTTAGTTTTATAATATCCTATTGTTTTAAGTATTTGTTTGACCTTCTTGGTCGCTTCATCAGTTTCCCATCCAACTGTTTTTCTTGCTATGTATGGATTCCTTCTTTTACCTGATAATTTATAAACAGTTCCGTAACCATTGGGTAGTTTTATGATGTCCACCCCCTTCTTTTGTTATTAGCTTGTACTTTTTGAGTAGTCCACCTACAATTTGAAGGTTCGTAATTTCCATAAGGATTAATACGATCAATAGTTAAATTTTCATTATAACCGTGGCAAATTGACCAATTATAAAAAATCCAAAAATTATAATTCCATTCATCACAAACTTTTACATTTTTAGAACCATAATACTTTTGATAATCTATAGAATTTGGGTTATTGCATCTTCGTTTCATTGCCTTCCAAATTCTATAGATTCTTGTATTAGAACAACCGTGCGTTGTTCTGTTAGGTTCAAAATGCAATTTTTCTTGATTAAGGCATCCACAAGATTTAGTATGCCCTTGTTGAACTGGATTGATTGACAATATTTTTTCATTGCCACAATCACATTTGAACAACCATAAAGAATGATTGCTTTTGTTTTTACCAACATAATTAATAGCTGTTAACCTACCAAATCGTTGGTTAGTAAAATCCTTCCTTTTCATTATTTTTCACCTTTTTCTTGCAAAACAGAAAGAAAAATGGTATTATAAATGTGACCATTTCAATCTGTTAGTTTGTCCTTTCAGTTATGATTTGGTTTTCAACCGGAACAGCAGGTGTTGCAGCACTTGCTGTTCTTTTTTTATTTAGTAAACTTCAAATGATGTAACATTTGGTGTTTCATTAGTTCCTGTTATTACTGCTTCACAAGTAACATCTTCAGTTGTTCCAAATGCAGTGGTAATAGTTGCAGAACATTTGATTTTCCAACTATCACTATTTTCACCAGTTACTTCATATCCTTGTAAATCACTTGCATAATGTAATGTAAAACCATATGGGTATTGTTCAGCACCATATGTTTCTACAGCTTGACAAGCGTTTATATGTCCTAATTTATTTTCAAGTTCATTTGCTTTTTCTTGCTTTTTTATTTTATCTTTAGTGTTGATATATAAATCAACACTTTTATTTTTAGTATCAAGGTTTTTATAACGAGTGATAACATATTTATTTAATTCTTCTTCATCTTTTGAAATAACATCTTTTACAGTATCTGTATAATCATTATTGTCAGTTCCATTATCATAAAAATATTTTGCAGAATATTCCAGTTCATCAACTTTGCTGATTGCTGTTGATAATGGCTGATTAACAAGTTCTTCAAATGGTGCTTTGTTACTTTCACTATTAGTAACAACAAAAACAATAACAGCAAGCAAAATAAAAACAATGATTATAGGAATTAAGCAACCTGTTTTCTTTTTCTTATTTTTCATAATAAATTATCCTTTCTTATCGTAAAAAACTAAAAATGTTACGCTTTGTTACACTTATTTTTGAAAAAGTGTAACAGGCTTAAAGCCTTTATTTATAAGGGTTTTTGATGTTCTGTTACACTTGTTACACTTTTTTGTAACTTCTCTATGTATTTTAAAAAATCATTACTAATTTTTTATGTTTTTGCAAAAATAAAGAATTTAATAATATAAGTGTAACACCAAAAGTGTAACATTTTATTTTGAGGTGTATTTTTCTAATGCTGATAAATCAGAAAGTGCATCAATAGCTTTGTCTTTACCAACATCATTGAGAGTTGAAAACAGTTCTAATAGTGTAAAAGCATCAAAACCCCACTGTTTCTTAACTGCTTCAATTAATTTGGTTTCTTCAGGTGTATAAAGTTCAATTAATTCAAATTCACACAATGTATCTATAGATACATTTAAAATTGTTGCTAATCTTGAAACAACAGTAAACATTGGTTCTTGTTTTCCATTTTCGTACTTTGATAAAGTTCCTTTAGATAATTTACCACCATAGGTTTTATTGTATTTTTCAGCTAATTCATCTAAAGTTAGATTTTCTTTTTTTCTTGCTTCCTTTAATTTATCACCAAACATTGTTTTATCACCTACCTTTAAATGAATGTTATCATTTATAATAACTATTGTCAAGTTGAAAATAAAAAAAGTTGCGTTTATGACAATAAAAATTGTGTTTTGTTATTGACAACGCAACATAAAGATGCTAATATGTTATTGTATTCGAAACAATCAAAAAGAAAGGTGATGTTATGATATGACAAAAAGAGTATTTGAAACTGATGATATTCTTTTATCACAATTAAAAGAGTATTTGAAACTTGAAGAACAAAAACAAAAAATTAAATTAGAAATTAGTTTACATACAATAGCACAAGATTTTATGATTTATATGGGATATTTAATTACCCCTTGGAAAACATCTTATCTTGAAGATTTAATAAAA